CGACCCGTTTGGTTCGATTAGTTTTCTTGCCGGTCTTGAGTTTCTTGTGGCCCGGCAAATAAGTTCGTTCACCGTAAAATAGTTCTTTAAGCCGACGCTTGGTTTTCTTTATCAAACTTTTTTCGCTCAACTTGCCAGGTTTCGTCTCTTTGCCAGCAGTTTTAACACTGGAACGCTTCACTGCCTTTTTGTGTCTGGTCCGCAAAGATTCGCCCTTTTTGGACTTATCCATTTCTTTACCATATTGACTGACTCGAACGCCCATCATATTCCTCCTCCCACACCAAACGCAGCCTGCCCCATTGCGGCTGTCTGCTGCGCGTTCTGATTAAATTCAGTTTCCGGCCCCGGAATCGAGTGGGCCATCGGGAACCCACCGTTTTGAGCAATCGCCCTTGGGTTTATGATCTGCCCCTTACCCGAATCTTTCGGCCCCTGTTGCTGAAACATCTCCATCCGCCTGGCAAATGTCGGGTCTTCAAAGACTTCGACCATGATGTCCTCAATCCCAAGCTCCTCCGCAGCCTGCGTCAGCGCTCGCGTGACATTAAACGGCACGCCAATCTGCATCGCGATTTGAGCAGACGACATCACACTCGGAATCACATTCGTATAAAATTCCATGATGGCCTTGCTGCGCAGATGCGGTTCCATAATCTGCATCGACCGCTTCTTGATCTTGAATGTAAACTCAGCCCAATCACCCTGCCGCTGTTCGGGAGTCAGCCAAATCTGAACTTCCCGACCGCCCGTCATCCGCTTCGATAGCGGGATGTTAATGAGCGGGTCGTGCATCATAAACCAAGCTTCCTTCTTGGAAATATTGGAGTTCACATCGGCGATGATATCGCGCATATCTTCTGTCACCACCGAAGCATTAGCCTGAAGCATCTGAACTTCCGTAGCCCGATTGGTCGTCGCCGAAGAACTAACACCCGACATCTGATCGGGATTGCCAGCTACATAGTTGAACCAGCTTCGCAACTGGGAAATCATCTTCTCGTTATCGGTACTTTGTCCGCCAAACGACACGGTGTTGAAAGCACTCGGATCATCGGTGGCAATACAGTCGCCATCCACGCCTGTCCTAATGGCCTCAGCATCATCAGCGTATTGGGGCTTGTAAAGCAACAAATCCTTCTGCCTGTCCCCCTGCTCCATGAACTTGCGAAACATCCGATTCGCCATTTCGTTAAGGTCGCGCCAAACACCCACCGGGGCAACCGGCAGCGGATTGTTCGGAACCGGAGGAGTTAATGAACCAATGGTGTACGGGCCTTCAGTCGGACCGTAGTAATCAGTGATCTTCAGGAATTTATCCTTGATCGTCTGGGCCGGGTGTGGCACATAGCAGATTGCCTCAGCTTCGGGAATCCACAGTTCGACTATTTTCACGTAATCCTGCAATTTAGCCATAGCCGAAGCCGGACTGCTGGTCTTTGACAGTTCTTCAACCTTGCCGCTTTCATCCAGTATCGGATCGGCAGTCGGCAGAGACATTATCAATTCTTCATTAAAATCCTGTTCCAGGAGCTTGTATCGAGGGATGCGAACAACATGACCCATCATCGCAGCTTCTTCCAGACTCCGACACATTGGGTCCAACACGAAATCATCGAAGTCCACCAGATCGGTATAAATCTGACCGGGATCGACGTTGATGTTGTCGCCGACTGGAAGCAGTTCACCCGAAGCCCAGATCGAGGTCTTGTAAATCGACATACCAAAGCACATATCAACCAGACCGGCTCGGAGAATCTTCTTGAGCTTCCGCTGACGCTGGGACACGTCCAGGCCCAGGCCCAGCATCTCTGCAAAATCCTTATGGGCCAAAATTTCAGTAGTAAGCTTATTAACGCCGTGTTTCATTACCAAATTAGGAACCAATGCCCGGATCGCCAAAAAAACCAAATTGATTGGATACTGGCCGGTCATGCCCTTGGGTTTGGCAAAATAATTACCGACATAATCTTTGATAAACATAGCGCGAGCATTGCGATAATGCTTCAAACGATCTATGCCCTCTTTCGCCACTTCCGAAATCTTACGAGCCGTAAACTCTACTTGCGGCATGTCACTCTCCCTCCGCTATGATAAAAAATCATACGGTCTTTCAAAGCTATTATTTTGCTTATTTTTCTTCTTCCACTGATCGTAACGCCATTGCCATGACCGATATGGCGCTTTCGGCCCCGCCATCTTCGGCTTGGCGACTTCCTTATCATCAACCGTCAAGGCGCAAGCCATCACCCTGTCACCATGCAGCAATCGTTCAGCTTGTTTGGAATCCTGAACCTCTGCCGGACCAACCCCGCCATCGGGGTAGTGAATATAATACTTGGCCTGCTCCAAGCCCTGCTTATCGTGATAAATAAGTCTGCCCTGCATCAGGCCGCGCTCGAACGCCCGGAGCAAAAGAACTTTTCGCTCTCGACTCTGATGCCAGCCATACTTGTCCGACTTTTTCTCCCCGACAGTCCCAGTCGTTTCCGAGCAATAGTAATACGGATACTTCCACTCTTTGACCAACAACCGCCCGACATTCCAGCCGGGTCCGTTGTTTTCCCACTTTAAAAAAGGCAATCGTTGTGGACGACTGCCGCCGCACCAGAGACTAAGTGCCACAACGATTCTGGCAAATTCATGCTCAGGAGTATTTCGGTCCCCCCATTGTGCAACAATCTCACCTGTCTGCTTGCACTTGACGGATATAACTGACTCGGAAGCCCCCTGCCCTTTACTGATGTCAATCCCAAAGATATAAGTTTTGCTCTGATCTGGTCGTCCGTCAATAAGTTCGACCCAGACATCTAACTTCCCCTTGCTGCTTTTTGCAGCCGTTACGACCTTAGTGTTGCGTTGTCGAATAATTTCCACCAACTGATCGTCGGCAACATTCTTTTTGAAGACCACATTCCAGCGCGACTTCGGCTCTCTGGCAAATAAGGCAATATGCTTATCAATTTCCGACAGAGAGAAAAAGGTGTCACCTGCTTGAAGGTCAACACCGTATTCTTCCTGCGCCAGTTCCTTTGGGGACGACCGCAGCTTCTTCTGTTCCAGATACGGTGAGGAAATTTCAAATCGGCCAGTAATATCATCCTTGAGAACAAATCGACCCCGGCCATGTTCGGGGTGGTTCCAAAATTTAAGACCGCTGAAAATCTTGATCTGCCCGCCATTTTTCCATTTGGAATATGCCGTATGCGCTCCAATCGTTGTGCTGTTAATAATCCGGCACGGCGAAACGGCAGTGGTTGACATACGAATCTGCTCGCCGTTGTCAACCTGTGAAAACTCATCCATCAGAATAATTGCACAACGGTCCGCACGCATGGCATGAGCGGTCGTCGCTTCGCCGATTATGTTGTTGCCGTTGAGTTCATTATATAATCGCAAGCTCGTTCGATTGTCTTTACCGCGAACCAAAACACCCGGAGGCCGCATCCATACCGGAAGCCAGCTATTGATATAGTCATGCTTGGCAAACAGTGACTTCGGAGACGGGCTATCGACCAAAGCCTCTACACGGGACATTTCACGAATTTCGGTAGACAAGCCGGGATTAGCTCGAAACAACCAAAGCCAGTGATTGAACGTTAAGCACAGCCACGACGCCCCCATTTTTCTCGATTTGTCGAACAAGCCGTCTTCACCATTGTTAAATCGTTCCTCGATCCAATTAAATGCACCATCGGGAGCATCCTGAATTTCCCACGTATTAAACGGCCAATGCGTCTGCTTGGCGGGCAACTCTTTGCCGGTTTCGGGATCAATCCGGTCTTCATGTCGGGTCCAAACAAACAGGTTGACCCAGACCAGCAAACTTTCTTTACAAGCCGCAAGCAGATCATTTTGCATGATCGTGTCATTTTCAGCGCGTTTGAGCATCTTCTCGCGCCACGCCAAATGATCCTCATGCCGCTTGGGAACCTTTATCCCCGTCTTCGGACACACCCAAATTTTTCTGTTGCTCGGAAAAGGCGTGGAAAGTTTTGGGAGTTCTTTTTTGTCATAACCGTCAGAGATCACTCGTTTTCTCCGACGATTTCACTTGCTATTGCATTAACCCGATTTTTGTTGATCTCGCTAATCCGTTCTGGCACCCCATCTTTTTTCTTTTCTTCGTTATCGTTACCTGCGCTTGGCTTGCCCTCAGTCCGTTCTAAAACAAGCTTACGGTAGTCCAATTTCAGCTTCGCATCGGAACAGACCATAGCCTGATGCCACATATCGCGAGCCAGAGCTTCAGCTTTGGAAATCACTCGATGCTCGACCTTATCGGGACCGACTGCAATATCGACGACTTCAGTACGCTCATCTGCAATCGCTCGCAGATAACTGGAAAGCAGCCGACCGGCTCGACGCTTCTGGCCGAGTTCGAGCATGGGTTTGTTTTCTTTGGACTTGCGCTTAGTCATTACTTATTCTCTACCTTCTGGATAATCTTCAGACTCTATAATCGTCCCGGAATAATAAGGATCGTATGCTGGAATCACAGCTTCCTCTCGCCGGTATTTATCCTGCACGAACATCATCTCAATTTCTTCCAAATCGGGGATGAACAGATCACAAGGCATGACAGAAATAAGCACAGGAGAGAACCCGCCAACGAGTATTCCTCTGACCGTGCCGTCCATAGTAAACACAGGACAACCAGAATTGCCCGGATGCCCAGCGGAATCGACAGTGAAAGCAACTTCCCAACCATAGTGTTCCCCCAACGGACTCCAATCTCGACCAACGCCTGATATGACCCCGGTCGTGAACGAATTGAAATTGATCTTGCCGTATGGCGAGCCAATCACATATACCGACTGACCCAGCACACAATTTTCGATAGAACCTATTTTGAGCGGGTGAAGTTTGACTCCAGCAAGATCATCCACCCAGATAAACGCCACATCATGTTCCTTATCAGAAATGGCCCGCGTAGCAACAATCTGGTGACCGTCGTGTGTGGTGATCTCAAAATACTCAACCCCCTCCACACAATGTCGGGCAGTCGCTATCAGCCGGGAACCAATCACAAAGCCCGATCCCTGCCATTGCGGGCAACGGATATGCACCACACCTTTAAGTGACTCCTGAACACGCTCTGGAAAATTAGGTTCCTGGACGACCGGAGCGGGCTTTTCAGACACTTTTCCAGGTGCCAGCCACGTGACAATTGCGCCTATCGCAAATACTGTCACTATTATCGTGGCGAACCCGCCAACAATTTTCGCATAATCGCTTAATTCTTCTCTCCAATTCATTCTTCTCTCCCCCAATTTAATTAAATGTTGAGCTTCCTCATGTGGGCCACTCCCGCAGTATCCGACTCAAAATAAAGCGTGGTGTATCCCGGTGGGACATGTAGAGTGATCGTAGTACCCTCAACAGCAATCCATTCTCGGTTCGCTGCTGTACTTGTGACCCCGGTCAAACTGAACAGCCACGTCCCGTCATCTATCGGAACGGTAATCGCATAAGTTCCATTGGCAACTGTCTGGGTGTAGTCATTTCCGGCCACCGCAGCAGCAAGCTCAATCCCGCTCGCCAACACCGGATCACAATTGATGGCCCCTGGCGCGGCCCGATTGCCATAATTATCTGATAAAGCTGTTTCTCGCATATTCCTCTCCTCTAATCTGATTCTGAACGCCCTACGTCCATTTATTCATATCTGTTGGTGTGATAACTCCCGGAATCAGACGATTTTGGCAGGGTCCGACAGATCATCAACTGTCGTCTGCACACTATCAAGAGTCGTCCCGATAGAATCCAGGTCATAATCGCCCACGTTAATTGTGAACTCTTGCGGGTCCGATTTGGTAGCGCTGTCTACCATCACCGTCCAAACGCCTTTTGCATCGGGCGTAAATGAACCATAATAGACGCCAGTAGTGCTGATTTCGGTAAGTGTGACATCAGGAAAATTAACTGCATCTTCGGCCCGTGACTCATCATAAATTTTGGCAGTGACATCAGTTAAACCAGTCGTGTGCTTTTTTGCGTGATATGTTACATCAACCGCTTTTCCAACTTCTGCTATAACTTGCATTATTCCTCTCCTCTAATCGTTAAAATCGCTGTTAATCCTACAACCTAAACCCCAACCTCCACAAAAATCGGGCCACATCTCTCGCCGTCCGCTCCACACTCTCCTCCGACTTCAAGAAATGACAAGCGTGAATTGATTCATGAATTGCGGTCTCAAGTCCCCTCCTGGTATTCAGATCAGCACAAATAGTCAACGAGGGCCTCCCCCCCTTGGGATTATCACACTGCCCGTCAACCGGCCCGCTAATATCAACATCAAACCGGACCCCATTAAATGTGTGGGTCTTCACAGACTTCTTCACGGAACCACAAACCTCCATTTTTGATTTTTGGCTTGAAAACACAGAAAAAACACAGAATTGAAAAAACAGACTTCTCTCAATTTAAGCGCCGAAATAGACAATTTTTACCCCAAAAACGCAGGTCCGAAAAAAATTTTTATATTTTTATTGGACTATTTTTAGAAAAAGTGGTAGGTCTGTAGGGGTTATATGAATTATAGGGGTAAACATGGAATTTTGGTGTGTCGGGGGGTTCTCAATTAGGGTAGTCGTCCTTCATCGTCCGATAATGCAAGGGTACTACCCCCCGGTCGTCCGATAACCGGAGTCCCACAAGTCCTATAATATCGTGCACAGCAACACTACACACAGCCCAACACACATTAAATGCGCCCTATAATGTAGGTTATGTTTCATTCACATATCGGGGTGAATGTCCTATAACACGTGGGCGTGAGTATGCTGCCTGGGGTACGCTCAGACCCACATCTGCCCACGACTACACATGTAATCCGCACAATCGTGCAAAATGCAACATATCGGGGTTGCAATATGCACTATCAGGCTTGTATTGTGTGTTGATATTTATAAACATCGGGGCCGACGTGTTGATTTTATGCAACATTCTTGCCTATTTTTCTCATTTTTGGGAAAATCGGCGACAAAATGAATCGGACTTGTGGTGTCATAGGTTTTAGGCCTCTGTCTTAGGTTTTGTCTTAGGTTTTGACCCAAAAGGGGAGGCGGCTGAGATGAGTGTTGATAAGGACTTACAACGATTGTCTCTACTTACTTACCTTTTTTTGGAAAAACCCTATTAGAAAAACTTAGTACATACATATATATAGAGAGTACATACTATACTAATACTACTCTACTTAGTTACAGGGAAAAGAGTGAGAATACCCCTAAATCCCAAGACACCCTGCATTAAAGTAGAGCAAACGCCGCTTTCCTTGACAATAAAGGGAGTCACCAAAATAAAACAGAGGCGGTTGGGAACTTTTCATTTGGCAGTTGGTCAAATTGAACGTATACTTTGAATATAGTGTAGCCGGACATGATTAGTCCGATAACTCAAAAATATATCAAACTATTTGGAGGAGAAATACATGAAAGAACACAAGACTAGTAAATACCGAGGCGTCTCCTTCCACAGAGCCACAGGCAAATGGCAGGCCCAAATTGCCCGGAAGTACGATAAACGCCATCTGGGCTATTTTGAGGCCGAATATGATGCTGCCTGTGCTTATGACGCTGCCATCATCAAACATGACATCGGACTGATAAATTTCCCTGAAAATTTTCAGCTCCGAAGAAAAAAATCTTAAAATCTTGGAACTTTTTGTTTGGCAAGCGGTCAAATATGTTGTATAATATGATACAGTGCCGGTCACAAACGGCGAAACCAGATTAAAGAGCTAATTAAAAGGTGAACCATGTACCAAGTAAACATTGCGCTACCAATCATCAAACAGGGAATATTGATGGACGATACAACAGAACGAGTAGTCCATACTACGAACGTCCTGCATGAGGCTGTAGAATTACTCTCGGATTTGCGCCAAAGCGGTTGGCAAGCCGATATATTTGATACAGCCAAAGATGATGTCATGCCTATCTAACTATCCACCATACCGGGCAGTTGCGGCTGTCCGGATTGATTGATAGTTAAACCAGATTAAAGGCTAATATTGAGGAGCAACATCATGTATCCAACATACTGGCGCGATAGTAGAGAAAATGATTTGGCACACCATTTAATTGACGAGATACAGCTT